CATTATCTCTTTTATTTAGGAGGGATTTCATGGACAATATAGCAAAGCTAAGGCTCTATCTGAATGACAAAGAAGGGAAAGTATTCACTGATGAGGAGCTGCAGCAATTACTAGAAGGAGAAGGCTGTATATATTGTGCTGCAGCTGAAGGATGGACCTTATTTGCTACCAGGATAGACATTACAGGGACCAAAAAGTACACTGTAGGCATTGAGACCTATGAGAAGGCAGGCCTTAATGATCAAATAAGAGCAGCTTTAAATAATGCACAGTACTTCAAAGAGAAATGCACCTGTAAGGGTAAAAATGGTAGCTTTATATTAAGGGCAACAGCAAAGGTGGGTCCATAATGATATCTGCAGAAGAGAGAAAACAAGACATCATAAACACCATCAATGAAAATCCCGTAGATATAGAGATAAATGTAACTACCAGGAAGGTGGTAGATGGAGCCTGGAAAACTTGTAATGAAACTAGAACTTTAAAAGTGAGGATATTCCAGCAAAGGAATCCAGAAGTANTATCCATAAGTGACATAAAAGGAACTGCAGATACTTCCAAAAAATATGGAATGCTAGCAGATTATACTGCAGATCTTAAGGATGTATCTGATAATAAGATCATATTTGACTCCATATATGGGAGAATGGAAGTCATAGCGATATATCCTCAAATAGTAAAAGGAGAGATATGTGGCTACCAGTGCGAATTGAAGAGGGTGAGCTAATGGCATTTAGTGACAAGTCTATAGACTATTTAAACAGAAAAGTGGCTGGTATGTATCATGTAATAAAAAATTGTATGGCAGATATGGAGGCTAAGGCCAAAAGGAATGCTGAATGGAAAGACAGGACTTCCCATGCCAGGCAAAACATTCACCATGGAGTAGAGTCTCACCCAATGACAAAATCTTTTACTGCATATCTGGCCCATGGGATGAAGTATGGAAGGTACCTGGAAGAAGGCACCAAGCCACATATCATAAAACCTAAAAGGAAGAAGGCCCTCTACTGGAAAGGAGCCAAACATCCAGTAAAAAGTGTTAACCATCCAGGAACTAAGGCCTATCCAATACTAGAGGAAACATTAAGGGAAAACAAAGACGAGTTAATAAAGGCAATTGAAAAACATTGGGCCAATGAATAGAGGTGGATAAATGAGAGCAGGAATACGAAAGCAGATCCTGGATAATGTATCTATTCTTAAGGACTGTTATGAGCCAAATGTGCCTAGGTATGAGACACCAAAGCCATATGCAGTGGTGGTCCAAGGAAATGATAGTTCAAGACAGGATCCAACAAGCTTTCAAAGAACTGTAGAGGTATGGTTATACAATGACATAGATACATTTAAGACATTAGATAATATAACCTTGGATGTCATAGAAGCCCTGGACCTAAAAACATTCACGGATCCAGACACAGGCCTATCTTATACAGCCAGCTTTAATGGCACCATTGGTCAAGATTTAGTTGACGAGGAATGGGGTGCTATAGTAAGAGGATTAGAATTCACGATTATAGCATTACATGAGACAAGAGCAGAGAATGACACCTGGGAGAAGGCTACAGCTGATTTTATAAAAGAAGTTACAAATGTAAAAACGTATCAGGGAACTTGGAAGGAAGACTTCCAGGTTCCTTCTGTTTTATGCAGGACAATAAGTAAAAGTACAGAGCCTTTGAATTATATGGCCTATAGGGAAAGTAGAGATATCAGAATTCATGTAGTTAGTAAAGAAAAAGAAGAAATAAATCAAATAATAGACACTATTGAATATGAGCTAATGAAAGCGATTAAGATACCTCTGGACATAGAGGATAAAAGATATTTGACAATCCAATCCATCCGAGAAAATAGGGATAGTGACATGTTGGGCATTGGCCAGGTAACAGTAACCATGGCAAGGATTAACAGTATCCAAAGGGATACAACTTATATAGAGAAGATCTATAGCAGAGGCCAAGTAATTGAATAAAGGAGGTTGGCGATATGAGCAAAGATAAAAACACGAAGAAAGCTGCTGACAAGCCTAAAGAGCATGAATTTACTATCGAGGAGCTTATGCTCCATTGTGAAGCGATAACAGGACACAAAAGAGAAGTGGCAGCTGGAGCTTTATATGGCTGCAATAAAGATAAAATGACAAAGACAGAGTTTAAGGAGCGAGTAGACAAGTTTCTTAAAAAAGTCATAGAGAAAAAGGAGGTTAAATAATGGCAAGTGGATTTTGGTCAGAAACCGACAAACCAATAAGGCCAGGGTTTTATAACAGGTTCAAAGCTGCAGCTCTAGCACGAATTCAAATGGGTAAACGGGGAATTGTAGCAATGCCTGTAAAAGCCAACTGGGGACCACCTAAAGAAATCGTTAGAATCACATCTGAAAGGGACCTAATAGACAACTTTGGGGACGACATGAACTATACAGCATATAAGCTGGGAAGATTGGCGCTACTAGGACAACCTAAAGAGTTGCTACTTTACAGACTAGTAGACGGAACAGAAAAACCTGCCTCTTTAACTATTAAAGGACAGGCAGAGAGCGAAAGTATAGATGTAATAAAATTGACCACAAAATATCCTACTACCAGAGATTTCAGGATATCTGTAAGCCCTAATGTAGTAGACGAAAATCTGTTCGATATAAGGCTATACGAAGGTGCTAGGCCAGTGTATGAATTCAGTAAATTATCTGGTACAGCTGCAGAAATTGTTGAAACTATTAACAACGACCAGGTAAACAAATGGCTAGTAGCTGAAAATTTAATCCCAGAAAATAATAATCCAGTTATATTAAATAGCATGATTTCTGAGGCTATGACTGGAGGAAATGATGGTACTGCAGATATCACAGTTAGCGACTATATAGATGCCTTAGCTGCCTTTGAAGCTAGACAAATTAACGGACTAGCATTAGATGGAGTAACGGACCCTGCTATCCATACATCATTAAAAGGTTGGTTAGAGAGGGTAAGAAAGGCAGGTAAAAAAGTAAGAGTATACTTGGGAGGACCAGCAGACGAAACAATAGAAGAGGCCAACAATAGATCCAAGAATATAAACTATGAGGGAATTGTAAATGTGGGCAATGGTGGAATTCTAGATGGAATCGCCTACACACCAGCTGAAACTGCTTGCTACATCATGGGGTTAGCTGAAGGTCAAGACATGAAAGAATGTCTATGTAACCAAACAACTATATTCCAGGATGTAACTAAGCACCTAACACATGAAGAAATTGAAGAAACAATATTAGCAGGTACCTTAATCTTAAGATATGACGATGGTGCTGTTGTTATAGAGGACGATGTAAATACACTTAAGAGATATGGCCAGGACCAAAACGAAACCTGGGGCTATTTAAGAGCTATTAGGTTCATGGACATGGTAGACGAGGACACTTCTATCACAGGCAACAGGCAATATGTAGGAAAGGTCCTAAATGGAAGGACTGGCCAATTGGCAGTATTGTCTGCATTGAAGCAGTACTTTGAAATACTACAAACTGGCCAATTAATCGAGGATTTTGTGGTAGAAATAGACGAAGATCTTCAGAAGAATGCTGCAAACGATGAATTCTACTGGAGATGGGAAGCTAAATACATCAATGTCATGAAGAAGATATTTGGTACAGGTTATATTAAATAAGAAGGGGGTAGCGAATAATGCTTGGTAACTTTAATCCAGATAGAGCCTTTCACGGCTCTTTTTCTAGGCTTCTTTTAGATGGAGAATGGCAAACCAATGTAAGCCATGTAGAGGCCACTGTAGAAATGGAAAAAGGCGAACTAAATGTAATGGGCAGTGACTGGACCAGATATAAAAAGGGTCAAAAGAGTGGATCGGGAACCTTCTCTGGATACAAGGTAACCTCTAAAATGATAGAACAGGGCTTTGAAAGATTTGAGCTAATTGTAACACTAGAGGATCCAGAGGCATATGGCCATGAAAGAGTAAGGCTTATGAATTGTATGGCTGATAGCATCCAGCTGGCTAATGTAACTGCAGGAGAAGTTATTGAAGAGGAAACACCTTTCACATTTGAAGGCTATGAATTATTAGATGCTGTTGTTGGTGAATAAAAAGAAAGGAGAGATGTAAGGTGACTAAGGAAAACAAGAACCTTGAAATAGAAATGACCGAAGAAGAAATATTAGAAATGACCGAAGATGAAATTATTAACAAGCTATTAGAGCCTACTGAAGTTCCTGAAAGGACCTATATGATAGACAGACTAGGCATTCCAGTAACATTAAAGGGGCTATCTGAAAGAGAGATCCAAAGAATTAGAAGGGAATGTACTGTCGAAAGAAAGCATAGAGGCCAAAGGATTAAGGAACTAAACGAGGAAGAATTCAATGCTGCCTTAATCGAAGCTGCTACAGTATCACCAAACTGGAGTGATAAGAGACTGCTTTCAAATTTAAAACTATCTTCAGGAAGAGAGGTTGTAAAGAGAAAACTACTAGCAGGCGAAATGATGGCCCTTGCAGACAAAGTAATGGAGCTATCTGGGTTTGATGATGAGCTTGAAGAGATAGAAAACATAAAAAACTAATAGGTCGGGGTCCATTCGTGACATCACTATATAATTTATTTACAAAACACCACATGGATCCCGACTATGTCATGTCCAGGTCAGATATGGGGAGAAGGCTCCTCTTGGCCTTCTCTCAATATGAAATAGAGCAGGAGGAAAAGGTAAAGAAACAAAATCAAAGTAAACCCAGGAAGAGGGGAGGGAGGTAATTGGCTGAAAAAGAAATATATCGTCTGGAGGTCAATGTAGGAGTCACTGGTGACGATAAAACCAAGAAGAAACTGTCTGCCATGGATAAGTATGTAGAAAAGACAGAAAAGAGGATGAAGCGGCTAGATAGGATGGAAGCAAGTCCAGCTGCTAAACTCCAGGACAAAATTACCTCTCCCCTAAAGAAAATAGAAGGTAGAATAGGGTCCTTTGCTAAAAATGCCATTAAGAAATTTACAGCTGTTGCTGCTGCAGGTGCATTAATAGTCGGTGGTCTGGGAATTAAGGATACAATGACCACCTTCATGGACTTTGAACAGGGTCTATCCAATGTCCAGGCAGTGAGCCAGGCCACGGCCGAGGAATTGGCCATACTGCGGGATGAGGCTAAAAGGTTAGGAGCTGAAACAGCCTGGTCTGCAGTCCAGGTAACAGAGGCTCAAACCTTACTAGCACAAGCAGGTTTTACAGTCCAGGAAACTATAGCAGCACTTCCAGGACTGCTAGACATGGCCAGTGCGGAAGGTATGGACCTGGCAGATGCAACTGATATAGCAGCAGGTACTCTGCGGGCCTTTGGGTTAGCGGCTGAAGAAGCTACTCATGTTGCCGATGTACTTGCATTATCAGCCACAGCAACCAACTCGGATATAGCTGGGCTAGGCGAGGCCATGAAATATGTTGGACCTGCAGCAAATGCACTAGGAGTAGATCTAGAACAAACTGCAGCTGCTATAGGTATGTTATCTAATGCTAATATTAAAGGATCTCAAGCAGGTACCACATTAAGAGCTGCACTGACAAGGCTTGCTAAACCATCAAAAGAAGCAGCAGATCTAATGCGAAGTTTAGGATTTAATGCATTCGACAGTTCGGGAAGAATGCTACCACTGCATGAAGTAATAGCCAACTTACAAAAGAGCACAGCTGGACTAACAGAACAGCAAAGAGCTAATGCTATGGCCACAATCTTTGGCCAAGAGGCAATGTCTGGCATGCTAGCATTAGTAGAGCAGGGACCAGAGGCATTAAAGGAATTAACTGACTCCTTATATACTGCAGACGGAGCAGCTAAACAAATGGCAGAGACTAAGCTGGACAATCTAGCTGGAGCAATTACTATCCTACAATCTGCAGTTGAAGGCATGAAGATAGAGC